AAATTTTCTAAACCATACCTATTTATTGCATTATAAAGAACACAGTTTTTCTTGTTTATTACATTTTGGATATGTTCTGATATTCGATCTCTAACTCTAATACTTTGTCCTATATATCGTTTACCATTTATTTTGTTAATAAATAAATAAATATGTCCAAACTCTTTTAATGTTATATCATTTAATATATTGATTTCAATATCATGATTTCTTAATTTTAATGTGTTCATTGCTTATTATATGTCCAAAGAATTCCGTTAATTATTTTATCATTACAACACCACCTACTTATTGTAGATTGATGTACATTCTGAAACTTACTGGCTTCAACTGTTGATTCAAAAATGTTAATTATTTCTTTTGTAATTGAATTTAAACTATATACCTTTTTATTTAAGATTTCTTTTTGTAATTGAGAAAAACCTTGATCAGATTTAGTCTGGCTTATTTTTTTTCGTGTTTTTTCATCACGTGTTTTACCTTGCCAATATTTTGGAGAAATTTTACTTAAATATTTTTTTTCTTCTTCAGTTTTTTCTTTACCATATTTTTTGGCTTCGATACTTCCAGCACTAGCAATTCTATTATTAATCCATTCTTTGCTTTGTTTTATGCCTTTATGTGCTTCTGACATTTTAGTTAATGTTTCTGTACATGGAATTGAATTTTTACCACCCGATTCTATATTATATCCGTATTTTCTATCATTTGATTTATATATGTCAATATAGTAAATTTCTTTTTCATTTAATTCTTCAATAGTTTTTGCTTTGTCAATTATAATAAATTCAAAATTTTCCCATCCATATTTATTAAATGCTTTTAATAAATATGGATTGTTTAATTTATTAGATTTCATATCACGCTTATATTCATTAATTCTTTCATTTAATGATCTTATGGTTTGCCCAATATAAATTTTATTATTTATTTTATTTAACAATTTATAAATTATTCCAAATTCTTTCATATGCTTTATATGTTAATATGCAATATACAATATTATAAAAAGGCTTGCATAATTGCAAGCCTTTTTTATTTATCTATTCAGTTAATTTTACTGTAAGTCACCAATTCCGAATGTCTGTAAACCATCACAGAAGATACGACCATAATAACGGTTAAGTACCATCTTTTTTGCATACCTCGTCATGATTCCACGAATGGGTGTGAAATCAAACGGATTATACATCACGGGGGTCAACTGCATCGGAACGTAGGGAGCGTAAATATACCCAGTTTCCAGAATACTTGTTCCTTTATGTCCGATCAAAACGGTATTAGCAGGTGAATAAGGATCACGGAACACTAAATAACGTCCAGATAAAGTACCGATTTTTTCGATACCCATGTTATATTTATCTTGCTCTGGAGAAGCATTACTAACATGGAAATACTCCAAGTCATCGAATACTGCTGATACTTCAGGAGACACAACAACCCAAGAAGCACCACCACGAAGTGTTGATTTATGAATTTGGGCTGAAATCTGGTTGATCTTTGTGATCAAAGTCTGATTCCAGTCTTTTTGTGTGCCATAATAAGTAGTGGCTGTTCTACGAAGACCATTATAGTCCCAACGAGCAGTCCAAGCAGCACCTCTACGTAAGTCACGTAAGATTTCACGGTCAATTTCAGCAGCCATTTGTTCTGATAACAAAGCAGTTAGTTCTGCTTCAGCATCAATATTATGGAAGGCTGATACGTCTTGTGCAAGTTCAGGAGTCCACATTGCTCTCATTTTACGAGTTTCAACAGAAACAGTTACTTGATCCAATTGGAAGGTAACTTCTGCCATTCTTGAATCTTCTTCAAGATCAGAATAGCTTCTGTATTCATAGTAGAAAGCAGGAGTTGTAGATGCGCTTAAAGGTTTATAACCATTAGTTCCAGCATATTGAATATCAACAATTAATACAATATCACCTTGTTTGTTAACAATTGCCTGTCCGTATTTCTGAACTTTCACATTAAAAGGCAGTGAAGTACCAGCAACAAGGTCACCTTCTGAGAATCCAACAGGTGCAACAAAGTTAGCATTTGAAGTAATTTTTAAACTAGCAAGGAATGATTCAGTATCCATTTGAACACCAGCCGGTCCTACTAATTTTCCAGAATCGCTTACCAAGAAGCCATGAATGACAACTTGAACGAATTTATCACCATAAACATATGTACTACCAGTAGTTGTACCAGTATGAACATACATATCGCCTTTTGAACGATCAAATAATGATGAACCTTCTTGAGCATATTCGGTTGCATAGAATGCATCATATAAAGAACGAGTTTCGAACTGTGTTCTTTCGTCAGATGCTTTACTTGCAGCATTTCCATAAGCACCGTTAGGTGAAGTATGTTCGTTACCCGGAGTCAAAGTATTGCTACCATCCAGAACTCTAACACTTGCTTTAGGATTGATGTAGTACAGTTTACCAATAGGTAAGTTAAGTGCCTGTACGGACACGATATCATTTGCCAATAATTTGGCAAATACCCTACGAATGACAGGAAACGCAACCGTCTCAAACTGTCCACTATTTGACGAATCGGAAGATTCGTTGATCATGTGAGATAACTGATTTTCGAACAACTGTGCGCAGTTTTCTTTTACGTTACCTTCTAATCCCTCTAACAAACCGATTTTTTCCCAACGGTTTGTGGTAATTTCTCTTTGTTCACGAAGTTGTTTCAAACCAATGTTGCCAACTTCAGCACTTTCCATTAAAAATCCCATTTTATTAAATTTTTATTTTTATTAAATTATTTTTTACCTCTATTTTCCACGTAATTGATTAACCTTTTCATATTTTGAATATGTTTATCATTTGCGTATGCTGTTTTTTCAACAACTTCATCAAGTCTCTGTTTAGAAGAAGGTTGTATCGAGGTAGATACTTTTTTCTCTAAACTTTCTGAGATTGTTTTTTTACTTTCTTTCATTTCTGTTAAGAAGGTTTTATATTTATCTTGAGACTCGGAAATACTATTAACTTTTTTAAATTCGTTAATAATCTTAATTTTATCGTCATGAGTCAAGGCTAAACTTTCATTTACCAATAAATTATTAACATGTGCTAAATTGGTATTGAAAACTGCCATTTCTTTCAATTGATTGCGATACTTTTCTAATGCAGTTTTATAATTTTCAATTAAAGTACTTGCAGATTGTTTGTATTTTTTGGTTTCATTTAATTTTTTTGTCAATTTTTTATTTTCCCCAATTAAACTACCCATTTTTACATCAGATTCGTTAAATTTACTAAAACGTCTTCTGCTTTGTTCGCCAGTACTTAAATATTCAGGGCGTGGATTAAGACTTGACTTAACAGTACCTGCTGAATGAGAAACACCATGTGCTTCTTGCACGGTTTCTTCTTCAGGTTGATAATTTTCTTCTTCGGGTCGATAACTTTCTTCTTCAGGAGCACTACCCAAAATTGAATTAATATCTTCGTCAGTAATTCCACTTTCTTCTTCAGGTTGATAACCTTCTTCTTCTTCTTCAGGTTGATAACCTTCTTCTTCTTCTGCACCAGAACCACCCATAGTTTTAATCATTTCATCGATGTCTTTTCTCATACTAACTAGTTTAGAGAATGCATCACCACCTTGGTGAATTGGTGAACCAAGTTTACCACCAAGTTGAGGACGAGGATAAGTTCCTTTATCATCAAATTCTTCCATTTTTGATATTTCATCATCAATTTCATTCATTGTAATAATTTCATCATTATCATCAGCACCATCGATTGCAGAACCAACACTACTTGTATCAAGTTCTGATATGTCAAATTCTTCTTTAAGATTTGAAATTGGCTGTTGTTTTTTACCGACATTAGAATTAAACGCAATACCTTTAGCAGAACCCTTTTCTTTGTTAGGAGTATCACTTTCGATATCACCAACAAAACTTTTATCACGTTCTTCTTCAATTTTTTGTGAATTCTTTTTATGGGTAAAAGGATCACTTTTTCCAACAGTATTAGTAATTTTTACATCTTCTTCCACACTTTTAGGTTTTTGTTCAAAGGGTTTCCCTTTACCAACTGTGTTTGTAACCTTTACGGTTTCTTTTACTTGATTGTTCATATCAGATTCTTTTTTAGATTTATTCTCATCTGATTCCTCAGATTCTTCTGCATCGTCTATTTTTTTATAAGACTCTTTTGCTTTTTTATTTTTATTTATTTCTTCTTTTAATAACAGGTTAAAGTTTTCTGGATATTCTTCTGCAAGTCTTTTTTTTGCATTAATTTCCGCAGCATCCCTAATTGTTTTAAAATCAGTTATGGCTTCTTTAACTATCGATGATTTATTATCGTCTTTCATTTTTTATAAAATATGGTATTCTATACTATAATTTTTCTATAAATACGTGATTAATATAAAAAAGTATCAAATATTTATTAATTTCTTGTTTTTATTAATAATTTTTATTATAATAAAAATTTATTTGTTGCATTAATTATCTTCTTTTCCATTTCATTTAGATAAATTCCATTCTTATTTACATAGGTTTCATCAAAACTCATATCACCAGATTTAGATGGAAATAAAAACGCACCCGGAGTACTTGGTGTTGCAACTAAGTCAAAACCAATTAGTTCAAAGTCATTTTGAACTAAATTTTCTCCATTAATTTCTTTTAACGTACCAACACCACGAGATGATATCCAATTTTATTTTATTTT